AAAAAACCAAACAAAAAACCAAACAAAAAACCAAACAAAAAACCAAACAAAAAACCAAACAAAAAATCAGATGAAGAACCGGACAAAAAACCAAACAAAAAATCAGATGAAGAACCGGACAAAAAACCAAACAAAAAACCAAACAAAAAATCAGACAAAAAATCAGACAAAAAATCAGATGAAAAATCAGATGAAAAATCAAACAAAAAAGTAAATAAAAAATCAAATAAAAAAGTAAATAAAAAATCAAACAAAAAAGTAAATAAAAAAAATAAAAACAAAAAAACATAAAGTAAAAATTAATATAATATAACATAAATAACAATAAATAAAGAAGTATAAATTATCATGATATAACATAAATAAAAAAAAATGAAATAATAATTAATTATATATATTTAATATTATTGTATATGTTAAATATAACCAAACAAAAAAAACATATGACAACAAACAAATTGAAGATGTTATTAAAAAACAATATTAATATGTCTGGATCAAAAAAAACTGAAATTAAAAGAAATTATATAGTAATACCCAGTAAAATAAATGGATCAAAAGATTCAAGAGATGCAATTAGTGACGATCAAAAATTTTTTGGAGAGTGTAAGGACAACATACAAAAAGATAAAAACAAAAATGGAAATAGGAGTATTATCGACACCATTATTGCAAGAAATATCAATATTAGTTAAAATAATTGATGAATATAATGATTATATGAAAAAAAATATTAATTATGAATTAGAAGAAGAATCAATAATAATCAATACAGATAAATTAAGTAAATTAATTAATATAAATTTTATTGATACAAATAAAAAATTTGAAAGTGAAAATTTTATAAAAGATATAAAAATTACTAAAAAAGTTGATTATGATAAAACATAATTATATTTAGTTATATAAAAAATGAATTTAAAATAATATTAAAGTATTATTTAATATTATCTATAAATATTTATTTAAAATGAATAAAAAAAAAATTAAAGATTTGATAAAAAGTAGGGAAAAGTTATCGGTTAACGTGCTTGTTGAAATATTAAAAAAATTATCAGATTCATATTACAATACGGGTAAACCTATTGTATCTGATGCTATTTATGATGAACTTATTGATTTATTGAAAAAAAAAGATTCAAATAATGAATATTTAAGTAAAATAGGATTTCCAATAAAAGGAACAAAAGAAAAAATTAAATTACCATTTCCAATGGGAAGTTTAGATAAAATTAAACCACAATATGGAAATTTAGGTGAATGGATTAATGAATATGGTGGTAATTATATTATTAGTGATAAGTTAGATGGTGCGTCGGTACAATTTTATAAAAATGAAAGTGGGGAGATAAAATTATTTTCAAGAGGAGATGGTTTAATTGGACAAGATATTACACATTTATTAAAATTTATTACATTTGGAGATATTCCAAATGGAGTAAGTATAAGGGGTGAATTTATAATTAATAAAAAGAATTTTAAAAAAATACAATCATTTATGAAAAATGCGCGGAATGCAGTTTCTGGATTAATAAATTCAAAACATGTTGATGTGAAAGTTGCAAAAATTGTTGATTTTGTTACATATTCAATTTTAAGTCCGAGATATAAACAATTAAAACAAATGCAATTATTAAATAAGTGGGGATTTAAAGTTGTTAATTATAAAATTATTTCAAAAATTGATGAAAATACATTGAAAAAATATTTAATAGAAAGGAAAAAAAATTCTGAATATGAAATAGATGGAATAGTTTGTATTGATAATTCAAAAATTTATGAACATAAAGAAGGAAATCCTGAATATGGATTTGCATTTAAAATGGACGTTAATGAAGATACAGTTAATGTATTAGTTAAACGTGTTATATGGGAACCATCAATAGATGGATATTTAAAACCGAGAATTGAAATAGAACCCATTGAATTATCCGGTGTCACTATAACATTTGTAACGGGGTACAATGCGAAATTTATAATTGATAATAAAATAGGTGTTGGTAGCATTATTAAAATAATTAGGAGTGGCGAAGTTATACCTAAAGTATTAGAAATTGTTAAGTCAACAAAAGCGGAATATCCTAATTATAAATATAAATGGAATAATACAAAGGTTGATTTAGTTATTGGAGAAGATAATGATGCGAATAAGATTGTAATAATTAAAAATATAATTAATTTTTTTAATAGAATTGGTGTTAAATATATGAGTAAAGGAATTATTACGAAATTATATGATAACGGTTATACTTCAATATTTTCTATTTTAAAAGCGGATAATAATAAATTAATGAAAATAAAAGGATTGGGAAAAAAAAGTGTAGATAAAATTACAAAGGAAATTAATAATTCTTTTAATAATATGGATTTAGCGACATTTATGAATGCATCACATAAATTTGGGAGAGGATTTGGTGAAAAGAAAATAAAAGAGATTTTAAATATTTATCCAAAAATATTACATGAAAAACTTACAAAAGATAAATTAAAACATGTTAAGGGTATTGATGATAAACTTGCTAATTTATTTATCAGTAATTTTGATAAATTCAAGATATTTTATGAAAAAATTAATAAAATAAAAGATATTTCAAAAATAGATAAACCATATAAGAAAGTAATAACGGGAAAATTATTTAAAAATGAAGTTATTGTAATGACGGGATTTAGAGATGAAAAAATAAAACAATTCATAATTAATAATGGAGGAATTGTTAATGATTCTGTTTCAAAAAAAACAACATTATTAATACAAGATGATGATGAGGAAAAAAGTGCGAAAATTGATAAAGCAAAAAAGCTAGGAATAAAAATTATAAAAAGGAGTAATTTTGAAAATAAAAATAAAAGCATATTAAATAAATAAATAATAAAAAAAACTGATTTAAAAAATAAATTGCATATTGAATAAATAAATTATTTAATAATTTGTTTATTTTTGCTGATGGAAGTTGTCGTTAAATCAGTTGACGAGTTATATATTGATGATTCTAAATTTGATGAAATAACTATTTTACATTGTGAAAATTTAAATTTGTTGGAATTAAAAAAATTTCCAAAATCGTTAAAAGAGTTATATTGTTCTAATAATAGTATAAGCATATTAAAAGATCTTCCTAAAACTTTAGAAGTTCTTTCATGTTCGCATAATCAAATTAAATTATTAGAAATTCCAGAAAATTTGAAAATATTGGATTGTTCGTATAACAATCTTGAGGTGTTAAATTTAAATAATAAACTAGAAGAATTATATTGTCATAATAATAATTTGAAAAATTTAGGGACTCCTGATATTCCAAAATCCGTAAAAATTCTTTGGTGTCATAATAATAATTTAGTAGCATTATTTATTCATAAAAGAGCATTTAATATTTGGTTTGATGTTGGTATGGTTACTATTTATTCGACATCAACAATTAAACGTGAAAGGCCATTTATAAATGGAGTATCAACACGAAGAATTCCATTTAATAAATGTATTAAATGTCGTAATTGTGGTTCAATGATATTTAATGAAATAGTTAAAGAATGGTTTAAAATTAGTAATGAGTGTCCGAAATGTGGTTGTGTAATCACTAGTTAAATTTTAAAATCTTCTTGATTTATATTTTTTTAATAAATCAATAAGAATTTTTGTGGAATTATCATTTTTTCTTTCAATAAAATAATTTGGATTTTCAACATAATAATCAATTATAAATTTTAATATATAGGACTTTTTAGAAATAGCATTTGTATGTCTTAGATAATGAGCCGTTGTTTTTATTGAATGTAATATATTCTTTTTGATAATTCTACTATTTTTTGGTTTTCTTTTTCTTGTTTCTGATAATAATGCATTAATAAAATGAAAATTAGCAGCATATGTTCTAAAATATTTTATGCTAAATTTATTTCCCATATAATGTTTTATATATTCATTTAAATCTAGATCTGTGATTTTACGAATATAATTATTTTCATCAATATATTGAAACATTTTTTCTCCTTCTAAAGTTAATAATTTTAATAGATGTTGTTTGATCATATCATTATAAAAATTATATGTTACATTTTGTTTTGATTTTGCTTTAAATTTCAATTTAATTAAATTATTTTTTATTTTAAAATGTTTTTTCTTTAGACTAGAAATTCCATAACTTTTATTTTCTCGTGCATATTGTTCTTTTCCAACTCTTAAATGTAATAATTTAACTAATAGTAACATTGTAGCTATTACTTTATTTTTATCAAATGGGGATAAATAATTATGCATATTTATTGCCTTATCAAGTTTTGGAATTTTTTCAACAAAATCTAATAATTTTATAAACTTTTCATGTTCTGCTTTTTCTATATGTGATTTGTGATATATGTATTGTTTTCTATTTTTTTCATCAATTCCAATAACTTGAATTTTATCATTTTTCTTAGTATTTATCCATATATTTTTCCAGTTTGGTGGTATATGCAAATTAATAATTCGTTTTTTATCAATTTGTGATATTTTTTTATTTGTATTGATATAAAAATATTCATTATCTTTTTTATAAATACCGTCATTATAATGAACTATATCATATGATTCTAGGCGTTCCATGTAATTATATTATAATGTCATAATATAAAGATGACAGAAGCATTATTAGGTTTATACTTAGGTCTTGGTTTAAATCAATGTTCAGATTTACTTCCTAATAAGATGAAAAAATTAATAAATGATAATAAAATAATTCAACATATAATAGGTTTTATAATCATATTAGTGATTATGAATATTACATATCATAATATGAATTATATTAATCTAGTAACATGTTCATTATTCATATATATAATGTTTATATTTTCAACAAAAATGGATTTACGATTTACAATTGTAATAATTACAATTCTTAGTTTATTGATGATTAATAATAAAATAAAAAATAATTTTCTTGTTTATGGTTTAGGTTCATTATTTTTAATTGGAGTTTTTTTGTATTACAATAAAAAAATAGTACAATATGGTGGGAATTTTAATATAGGTGATTTTATAATAAATTAAATTAATTAAAAATAAAAAAATGACTTTATATTTATTTTAAATATTTAAAATTCAAGGTTCAATAAATTTAACAATTAAATAATAAAAACAAAATAGATTTATCTAAATAAAAATTAAATATATATAATTTAATTTTTATTATTGATATTTATTCATAATTAACTACAACTGTATCTTTTATTTCTTCATTATTTGATTTTTCTTTAATTGACATTATGTCTTCATCTGTTTCAATTATGTCTTTTAATTTTTTATCAAATTTAAAAATAGGTGGATATATATAAGTTCCAATCATATATAAAATCCATTGTATTAAAATATTTTGTTTTCTTCTTAAAATTAACTCTGTTTTTAATTTTTTTGATTTAATAATATTAAATTCATCATCCGGAAAATCATAATCATTATCATAATTTATTGTTTCATCCAATTTTATCATTAATTCAATAATAATATAAACAATTGATAAACTATAAATGATTAAAACAAAAATATAATTTGTATATAAATTGATATTTATCATAAAAACCGATAATATTAAAAATATTGGTATAATAAATTGGAATGTAATTGTTTTAAATAATGCATTATGGGCAAAAACATTATCAAAATTTGATTCAATTAAACCAAAATTTTTACAATATAATTTAAAATGATCATAATTGTAAACAATTTTTTTTTATTTTTTTCATTAACATATTTATATGTTTTTGGGAAAAAACAAAATTTAAACATAATTATATTATATATTTAAAATAATATAAAAAATTGAAAAAGCTAATCTAGTGATATTTATTTCATTTTTTAATAATAAAAAAAATTGAAAAAGTTATGTATTAATATATAAATAAATATTTAAAAATTAAGTTGAGCATTATTGATAATACAACAATGGCAGATGGAAAAAAAATTGATAAAAAAACCGATAAAAAAAAGGATAAAAAAATTAAAAAAAAGAAGGATGATGATGATAGTGGGGAATTAAAAGAACATGTAAGCGATGAAGAGATTGCTGATGATAAAGGTATTGAAAATAATGTTAATAAGATTGATAATGAATATGAAGATGAATTACAACCAAGTGTATATAGAGATAGAGATAAAACTTCAAGTATAATTGGTTTTGAAAGAAAAGAATTTGTAGATATTGATACACCAATAAATAAAATGACGGTACAAAATATTTTAAAACATCTGATTGCAAGAACTGAAAAAGAAGAGCAATTCAGATTGAGTTCTATTTTGAAAACAATTTTAAGGGCAACTAATTATGAAATATCATTTCCGTCATCATTGATGCATAGAGGCGGTCAATATGTAAGAGGACGAAGAGGTGAAGGATTTAGAGGAGTAGGAAGAAGATTTTATCGTGGTGCAATGAGTACAATGGGAAGTAGTTCTACAAATAAAGAATTTGGTGGTACTGAATAAAAAATTAAATTAAATTAAATTAAATTAAATTAAATTAAATTAAATTAAATTAAATTAAATTAAATTAAATTAAATTAAATTAAATTAAATTAATTAATTAATTATATACTAATTAATTAATATATAATATATATGTCGTATCCTAAATTGAATGACGACAATTTTGGACGAAAAATAAGTGAAAAGTATAAAAAATATAAAATAGAGCCAATAAAAAAGTCAATTAAGAAATCATGTTCAAAGCATAAATTGTTAACAAAACCGCAAAAATTTCTTGCTAAGTTTATTGGTCCAAATACTCCATATAATGGAATTTTAATATTTCATAGAATAGGATCTGGAAAAACATGTGCATCAATTAGAATTGGGGAAGCGTGGAAAAATAGTAGAAAAATTATAGTTGTTACTCCTGCATCATTAAAAAATTCATTTAGAGATGAATTGAGAAGTAGTTGTGGAAAATATTTAACAAATATGGAAATGAAAGAATTAGGTGATTTAACGTCAAATAGTAAAAGATATAAAGAAATTATTGAAAGGAGTGATAAAAAAATAGATAAGTATTATCATATTTATTCATATAACAAGTTTTTAGAGGGTTTAAAGAGAAGGAATATTAGTTTTAGGAAATCCGTGATAATAATTGATGAAATACAGAATTTAATATCAGAAACAGGGAAATCATATAAAATTTTATATGAAACATTTAAACAAAGTCCGGATGATTTAAAAATTGTATTATTATCCGCAACACCGATGTTTGATCGTCCGAATGAAATAGCATTAATTATGAATTTATTTAAAATTCCGGTTGAATTTCCAACTGGAACGCATTTCAATAAGATGTTTATAAAAAGTGTAAATGGTAAGTTTGCTGTAAAGAATAAAAGCATTTTTCAAAAGATGATAAATGGTTTTATATCATATTATAGGGGACCACCATCATATGTTTATCCGGAGTTACATATTAAATATGTTAATTGTCAGATGAGTAATTTTCAATATAATGTTTATAAAAAAGTAGTGGATAATGAAAATAAAACAATGAAAAAAAAAATAACAGATATTATTGATATTGATTTTATAGATTTACCTAATAGTTTTTATATAGGATCAAGAATAGCTTCAAATATAGTACTTCCAAATAAAAAAATCAATGAAACAGGAATTGTTACATTTACAAAAAACAAAATATTAGAACATTTAGAAATGTATTCAACAAAATATGAGAAAATTATTAAAAAAATTGGTCATGCAAAAGGTAAAATATTTATTTATTCTTCTTTTAAAAGATATGGTGGTATTCAAAGTTTTTCTATTGTATTAAAATCATTTGGATATAAAAATTATTTTGATTATGGAACAGGTAAAAAACGATATGTTATATGGTCTGGTGATGAAAGTACAAAAAAGAAAAATGAAATTTTATCTATATTTAATAATAAAAATAATTTAAATGGAAATTTAATCAAAATATTATTAGGAACACCATCCATTAAAGAAGGTATTAGTTTACTGGCTGTTAGACAAGTTCATATTATTGAACCATACTGGAATAAATCAAGAATAGACCAAATTATTGGTCGTGCTAGTCGTTTTTGTTCACATATATCATTACCCCACGACGAATGGATTGTTAGAATATATATATATATAGCGACTTCACCAAAAGGTGAAGAAACTGTAGATCAATTTATGGTTAAGTTAGCGATTAATAAAGATAAACTTATAAAAACTTTTGAAAAATTAATTAAAGAAGTCGCTATTGATTGTAGATTGAATTTAAATGCGAATAATGATATAGAAAAAATTAATTGTAAATAAAATAATACGATATTTTTTATCGTTTTATTTAATATACTGGTTAATGAATACTAAATATTTATTTATTGGGATTGTGTTAATTGTTATTATTGCAGTTGTATATGGGTTGCACTTTTATATTAAAAGCATGATTAAACGAGAAATAAAAAAAGATCATAAAAAACATACAAATCAACAAATAGGAAAACAAAATGATGAAGATCAATCGTCCGAAGAAAAACACGAAATTGAAAATGATTCATTTGTTAATCCGCTACCGGATGGCGCCGAATAAAATTAGTTAAAATTAAATTATTATGATAACAATTTAATTTTAAGAAAACTAAAAATATATAATGGATGGAAAATATTTATTATTATTGATATTGATAATTATATTATTTGGATTATATTACTACCAAAACATTAGAAATGAAAAATATATAAATAATGATATTGATGATATAGATAATAAAGTAAATAACGAAACATTTGATTTAGATGATATGTCGTTAGATTCTATAGGTTTTTAATAAAATATCATACTAAAAATTAAAAATATACATAATTGTATATATTTAAATATACAATTATAATAATAATATAATGGAAGAAGATATAAAAATAAATAAAACAACAAAAGAAGCAGGGTTATTGTTAAATGTTTCTATTGTAAAAAAATGGTTGAGAAATTTTTATGAAAAAAATTATTATGAATCACATAAAAAAATTAATAAAGATTATAAAATTAGATTTATTAATGCACATTATGTAATAACTGCATCTGAACAAGTTATTATTATTCAATTACTTAATTTATTCAGCAATAAAGTTAAGAAATCAAAAACTGGATTATATGAAATAACCGAAGATCAGATTATTGATGCTATTAAACTTGATGATGATTTTAATTTTGCATTTAATAGATTTTATTATGATAAGAATATAGATTATACAAAAGAGTTGGGCTACAAAGATAAAATAATAAATGAATTTATTGAAAAATACTGTTTTGATGGTGGTAATGTAAATATAAGTATATCATTAAAAGCATTAAATATGATTAGTTTTATTTTAGTTCAAACAAGAATTATGTTGGGTAATATAGGATATTTTATGATGAATAAAAAAAAAGATTCAAAAAATGGAACAGTTAACGGAAAAATTATATTTAATGGAATTTCGTTATATTTCAATGGAAAATTGCGTGATAAATTATTAACAAAAATTGAAACTGTATTAAAAACAATAAAAGATAAAAGTAAAAAGAATAATGAAGAAATAAAAAAAAGTGATAATAAACATGAAAAAAACAAAAATAAAAATAAAAAAAGTAAATAAATTTAAATATTAGTTATTGAATTATTAAATAATCTATGTAAATTATTTAATAATATAAATAAATGAAACAAGAAAAAGAATATTTATTATGTTGTGAACCAACAATTAATGTAATTGATTTTACATCTTTGAATAAAAACGAAATATTTATATATGGATGTAAGTTAGGTTATTTTAAATTAGTTAAGGCTGTTCATGAAAAATATAAAATAAATATTCATGCACATAATGATGAAGCATTTCGTCACAGTTGTTATAATGGGCATTTAGAAGTAGCTAAATGGTTATATGGATTAGACGGAAGATTTAATATACATGCAGAAGATGAAAATGTATTTCGTTATAGTTGTGGTAATGGACATTTGAAAGTAGTCAAGTGGTTATATGAATTGGATGGAAAAATTGATATTCATATTAAAAATGAACATGCATTTTTGTATAGTTGTGAATTTGGACATTTAAAAGTAGCCAAATGGTTATATGGATTAGATGGTAAAATTAATATTCATGTGTGTAATGATGAATCGTTTTGTGAAAGTTGTGCAAATGGACATTTGAGAGTGGTTAAATGGTTATATGGATTGAATGGGAAAAATAATACTCATACTAATTATGGATATGCATTTCGTAATAGTTGTTTTTATGGACATTTAGAAGTAGCTAAATGGTTATATGAATTGAATGAAAAAATTAATATACATGAAGCGAATGAAGATGTGTTTTATTGGTGTGGTATTCGTGAAAATTTAGACATTGCTGAATATTTAATATTATTAGAAAATGATAACATTCATATGTTAAAAACACGTAATAGAATGATAGATGGTATAAATGATCATATTAGAAAAAGATATAAAGACCTAAATTATATTAAAACAAAAAAAATGTTATTGTTGGTGAATGATTATGATGAATATCATAAAAATATATATAATATAAATTTGTTAATATCAATTTATTATAATTTAGATTATGGTTTTTTGAGTAATATTTTTGGATTTATGAAAATTAGATAAAATTAAATTATTAAGAATTATTAAATAATCAATGTAAATTATTTAATAATATAACTAAATAAAACAAGATAAGGAATATTTATTAGGTTGTGAACCAACAATACACACTTATCTTTTTGAAAAATTTCATTCAAGCTATAAATGTTTTATTGATGGAATTAGAATCAAAATTAAATAAATAAAAATATTTTTATTTATTTGATATTAATTACTAAATATAATTATGAAAAAAATGATATATATGCAAATAATGATTATGTATTTTATTGTAATATTTTAAGTAATATTTTACACCCCTGAAGATTTATGTCAGAACAAAAAAAAATGTTATTATTAGCAAAAAAAGTATATGCTACATATTGTAAAAATTAATTTAATTTATTATACAATAAATTATATAATAAATTAAATTATTTGAATAAAAAAATGAATTTATAAAATATTTATACAATCATAAATTAATATATCCATGGAATACAGCGAAGAATATTTATATTTATTAGGATGTGAACCGCCTTTAAATAAAATAGATTTTGATCATCTTGATAAAAATAAATTATTTAAATATGGATGTGAATTAGGTTATTTTAATTTAGTAAAATATATTTATGAAAAATATAAAATTAATATTCATGTTGATAATGAAGATGCATTATATAAAAGTTGTGAAAATGGGTATTTAGAAGTGGCTAAGTGGCTATATGGACTAGATGGAAAAATTAATATTCATGTTAATAATGACATTATATTTCATTGGAGTTGTGTATGTGGACATATAGAAATAGCTAAGTGGTTATATGGATTAGATGGAAAAATTAATATACATAGAAAAAATGAAATGACTTTTTGTTACACTTGTGGAGATGGTCATTTAGAGTTAGCTAAATGGTTGTATGGATTAGATAGCGCTAAAGAAAAAATTAATATACATGCAGATTATGAATATGCATTTTGTTTCAGTTGTTGTAATGGGCATTTAGAAATGGTTAAATGGTTATGTGGATTAGATGGAAAAATTAATATACATGCATCTGATGAATATGCATTTTATTGTGGTTGTGAAGGTGGGTATATAGAAATTGTTGAATATTTAATATTATTAGAAAATGATGATATTCATATGAATCGGGTACATGAAGTTATGTTAAGTGGTATTCTTACATTTTTTGAAACAAAAGATAAATTTAATATAAATTATAATAAATATGTAAAAATAAAAAAAATGTTATCATTAGTAAATGAACATGACGAATATTGCAAAAATATTAATAATATAAAATTTTTATTGTTATTATGTGATAAATTAAATTATGGCTATATGTTTAACATATATGAGTTTATAAAAATTGAATTGTAAAATCATTTAGATATATGATTAAATATATATCTAAATGGAATACGATAAGGAGTATTTATATTTATTAGGTTGTGAACCACCATTTAATCTAGTAAATTTTAATTATTTTGATAAGAATTTAATATTTGAATATAGCTGTGGATTGGGTTATTTAAATTTAGCGAAAGCTATTTATAATGAATATGAAATTGATATACATATAGATGATGATAATGCATTTTGTTTTAGTTGTGAAGATGGGCATTTAGAAGTAGCTAAATGGCTATATGGATTGGATGGCAAAATTAATATACATGATGATGCGTTTTTTGGAAGTTGTGAAAATGGGTATTTTGAAGTAGTTAAATGGTTATATTATTTGGATATGAAATTTAATATACATAAATATGAAGAAGAAATATTTTGTATTAGCTGTTATAATGGGCATTTAGAAATAGCTAAATGGTTATATGGATTAGACGGAAAAATTAATATTCATGCTAATAATGAAAATGCATTTTGTTATAGTTGTTATAATGGACATTTAGAAATAGTTAAATGGTTATATGAATTGGATAGCGCTAAAGAAAAAATTAATATACATCTTGATAATGAAGATATTTTTCGTTGCAGTTGTAAAAATGGACATTTAGAAATAGCTAAATGGTTATATGGACTAGACGGAAAAATTAATATTCATGCGAATAATGAAAATGCGTTTTATAATAGTTGTGAATATGGACATTTAGAAGTAGCTAAATGGTTATATGGATTGGACGGAAAAATTAATATACATGTAAATAATGAATATGCGTTTTGTTATAGTTGTTATAATGGACATTTAGAAGTAGCTAAATGGTTATATGGATTGGACGGAAAAATTAACATACATGCAAATAATGAATATGCGTTTTATTATAGTTGTGTAAACGGACATTTGGAAATAGCTAAATGGTTATATGAATTAGACGGAAAAATTAATATTCATAAAAATAACGAAGATATTTTTCATTGCAGTTGTAATAATGGACATTTAAAAGTAGCTAAATGGTTATATGGGTTAGATGACGCTAAAGAAAAAATTAATATACAT